GTCCGTATCTATATAATGCCTGGGGTCAGGAGCAAGCTCCTTATACAAATCCCAGTCATCACTGGATATTGCCATCGATATGGCAAGGGAATGCGGGGTATTAATACGCTCGCACATGGCAAGGGCTAGATGGCGTTCAACGCCAACATCGTCCTCAGCCTTCCTCAATGCTGCTATAGCAGACATAAGAAAACCTCACTCTAGGAGATTAGTAAGGAACATCCATATCAGATAATACCGCTTGGATCACCGCGTCAGCCAAGAAATTCTTGGCGTATGCAGCAATGTCATCACGGACAGACTGACTGGCGTCTTTGGGCACCATAACAGTGAACGCGAAGCGCGCACTAGTAGGGTATGAGTACTGACTCGTATCCGAATCAAGCACTTCGACCGGGATCTCCAACGTTAGCTTGGTCTTAATAACGGTTTTCGCCGCCTTGGGACTGTTTTGCGATAACGCAAATGTAAAGAAGCCAGCAGGAGTATTGCCGGAAGTCCGCTCCTCCCACACGATCACCTCACCAGTTTTCCTGGCGGGCTTGAATGTGTGAGCAACGGGGGTAGCTTGTCCGTCATAAATGACGAGGTCCGCTGCAGCAGCCATAGTTTAAAACCCTCTATGTAGGGAAACGACGGTTACGCACAACCGCAAGAAGCGATAATGCTGATGAAAGCGTTGTATATGACGCAGGCGCAGAATGCTGAAATAAAGTAGGCAAACTGGGCAGGCCAACAACATCGCGGCGGTAGTAGCGACCGGTAAACATATTGCGTGAAGCAAGTTCACCGTAAGGAGGTACATAAGTAGTACCATTTGCGCGTTCTTTAAAAGTCCGCGAAGCTACACCTCTCTTGACTCTGGATAGAGTGCCAAGTGCACCAATGAAGGAGCCGACTGGGATTACCCAGTCAATGACAAACGAGAACGGTATACGCTCCCAAATCCACTCAGCTGGGTTCCCAAAGTTATAGGCGGCGGACAATAGTCCGTTATCCTCCATCTCAAGAACAGCCGAGGTCTTAACAACGAGTTTTCTTGTGCCCGAGACGAAGCCATTATCATACGGCTCAACCTGGACGTGACGAAACTTAACTCTTTTATAGAGCGAAAACCTAGGATCCAAAAACTTCTCATACCCATCGTGAAGACTTCTCACAAGAGGATTAATAGCGAAATTATGAAGAAGGATCGCAGACGGGACGTCAGTCCACGACTTCGGTTTGAGTTTCCTCAGTGCTCGTGAACACCTCCGGCCTAAAGGCCTGGTAATGCAGCGAGAGACTTCGTTAGCTATGCTAAGGAAGTCAACAACTAATCTCGCGGTTTCATCAATCTCCGCAAGGGTCCCGGATAAATCCGCGGCCAAATCCCTAATCTCATCAAGGTACCGGTTATTCCACTCGGTGCTATTGAAAACAATTCGTGGAAGTGGGGCAATCCCTAACTCAAAGAGGTAAGTTGCTGTAATGTAAGTCCATACCCCATCAGGGCATGGCATGTATCCGATAACATTCGGACCAACTTTGTATAAACCGGGATGGAAAACTTCAGTCTTATACTCCCCAAGGGGAGTTGGGAACCAGATTAGGTCTTCAGGCCTCGCACGATGCGCGACCGGGGGGACCGACCTCTGTTTTCTGTTTTGCATCACGTCCCATACTACAGTCTTGACACCACATCTGTCGGTAGTCTTGAATGCATATGGTTTTGTATAAGACGTTTCTGACACTTCTGTCATTTTAACTCCTTAGGAGTGAAACGCTTAGATCTCACTCGTTGAGTGGGAAACTAGTACCAAAGGCACTAACCATCAGTGATGGTTTTACGACGCATGTTTACACTTGCAATAGCAAGAATGCATCGTAGAAGCACGGCGAAAGCCG